TGGGCCCCGGTGCCCCAGGCGCCCCCGGTCTTCCAGGGCGCCGGCTCGCCCGGGTCCTCGATGCCCAGCAGGGCCCGGAGGCCGGTCCGCAGCTTGTTCCCGGTGTCGGCGTCCTCGCTAATGGCCCCGAGGAGGGAAGCACCCACCCCGATGGTTCCTCCGCCGGCCACGAGGGCGCCCGCGGCCCCCGCGGTCGAGGCGATCTTGATGCCGAAGAGCCGGCCGAGGATGGCGAGCACCGCGGTGATGCCCCCGAACGAGGCGATGAGGCTGGTGGCCTTGCCCAGCAGGCCCCCGCTCGCGCTGTCCGCCCGGTTGAAGCCCTGCACCATGCTGTCGAGGTCGCCCAGCATGCCCTGGACCGGCACCCGCCAGTCCTCGGCGATGCGAGATCCCAGGATGGAGAAGTTGTCTTCGACCCGGTTGAGGATGCGGGTGAAGTCCACCCACCGCGTATTGTTCTTGTCGAGGTCGATGCCGGCCTCGCGCATGCGCTTGAGGTGGTCGGCCTCAGCCGCCTCCAGCTCGCGCATGTTGTTCTTGAGATGCAGGTAGACCTGCGACGTGACCCCGAACTGCTCGGCCATGCGGATGGCCACAAAGTCGGGCAGGGCACTCAGCCGCTTGACGAGCGCCGGCAGGTCCCGCTCGGGGTCGATGGCGCCCCCCGGCTGCCCCAGGAGGCCCCCGGCGAGACCCCGCAGGCCCGGGTTCATCCGCATCGTGTCAGCGAAGCCCTCGACAGCGCCGCGCGCTGCCTCGGAGGAGAGCCCAACCTGCCGCGCAGCGAACCCGATCGCGTCGAGGCCCGAGACGGTCGCCCCGGTGCGCTGCGACATGTAGTAGAGGTCCTCGAAGTGGCGGGCGACCTTCTCCACCATCGCCGTGATGGCGATGCCGATGCCCACGACCTCGGTGCCCAGGCTCGCAGCCGAGCGCGCGGTGCCGGCGATGGCGTCGTTGAACGTGCGGAGCTTCGCTTCGTCAACAGAGAAGCCCAGCGCGATCAAGTACTCTCTGAGCGTTGATTCCGCCACTAGGTCTTCTCCCTCCCCCGGCGCTCGTTCTCGTTTCGCACGTCCAGGGCATCATTGAGCAGGGCGAAGTCCGCCAGGGACAGCCGGGAGTTGTGAAGGTCAGGGAGCTGGGCGCAGCCCTCGACCACCGGCCGCATCAGCCAGTCCTCACCTCCGGGGAGGCTCGCCCATTCCCGGCCGGTGCCGCGCTGGAGCCCGGTCGGGCGGCGGAGGGAAAAAAACTGTCCAGCTGCACCTCCATCACCTTGAAGGTGAGGGACATCATAACCATCATGTTGATGTCGGCGAACATCACCTGCCCCCCGGCGGCCTGGACCGGGGCCCAGCCCTCGCTGCCGCGCTGGTGGCGCGTGACGACGCTCAGGCACTGGCGCACGATGTACTCGGCGCTGTCGTCCGGCAGCTGGCTCATGGCCTCCATGACTGGGATCATGAGTTCACCGGGGGTGGCCTTCTTGGTGAGGTACGACCCCAGCATCGCGGCCAGCGGGGCGCCGAGCCGGCGCAGGATGTGGAACTGGATCATTGGGGTGAGGTTGCCGGCGCGGTACCGCTCGCCCTGGATATCGAACTCAGCCTCTGCCACGCAGCTTCTCCATCTCTCTCAGGTAGTGGATAATTATCCTAGTTCGCACTCGGCTGCCCGGTGCCCAGGAACTCGTTGACAACGCCCTGGAAGGTCCACTCGTTCATGTTGCCGTCCTTGGCGTACACAATGTCGGGCTGCTTCGTGAAGGCTATCTGGGAGCCGGTCACCACGTCGCCCCGCGCCACGTCGCTGACCACCAGCACGTTCTGCCCCCAGTACGAGGACGACGTGCGCTGGTAGTTGTAGAGGGCACTGAGCAGGGCGTTGACCGGGGATGTCTTGAGCAGCCGCACCGAGAGGCGCCCCGAGTTGGAAGCCCGCAGAGAGTGCATGATGGAGCCATCGGCGCCGGTGGTCATGGCATCCTTGTCGTCAACCATGGCGACCGTGATGCCCTCCTCGGCGTCGCCCGAGCCCGAGCCGAGGGAGAAGCTGCCGCCCGGCCCGGTGATGGTCGCCGCGACGTTCAGGAAGCTGTAGGTGGCCATGCGGTCCTCCGGTCAGGGCACACTGCCCAATCAGCTGTTAACCGATATAGCGACGTTGACATTCTGAACGGCCCCGGCCAGCTTCGCCGCGACCTGGAAGGGCACGCTCGCCCGCGCACTCCGCGCACTTGCGCTCTGGTTCGCGATCGGGGGCTGGTAGACGTAGAAGCCCGCCCCGAGGAACTGGTTCTGCACGAGCTGCCCGAAGCCCGGCGCGGTCCAGGTGCCCGGGCCGAGCAGTCCGTTGTTCACGAACTGCTGACACGAGCCCGATATGGACGTGGCCAGGATGTGCATGCCCGCGTCGGTCTGGGGTATCTTCGTGGGTGTCTGGTACATCGCGTTGAACAGCCCGGTCTGGATGGTCGCGGCCAGCACGTCGATGCCCATGACGCTGTCGATGAACACCCCTGTCGTGGACGTGCCGTTCTGGATGATCGGGATGCCGTTCGAGTAGTTCACGAACACATTGGCGTTCGTGGACTGCAGGGCCGCGATCTGGGTGGTGTTCAGCGTCTCCGCGGTGATGCCCGGCTCCTGCTTGAACATCAGCGTGATCGCGGTGTCCTGCCCCGACCAGTTGGTGGTCAGGATGCGCGCCAGCATCGACACGACCGCGTAGAGGCTGGAGGAGGAGTACTGGACGGCGGTGTGGTTGTACCCGGTCGCCTTGAGCAGGTAGGCGATGTTGGAGGTGTCGCCCGTCGTGATGACCCCGGCCTCCTGGGTGTTGACCCCGTAGTAGTGGGGTGCGATCGATGCCGCCTCGACGTAGGGCGCGATGGCCTGCACGTCGGCGTCCGCCACCCCGAGGGTGGCGAGGCCGTACCAGAGCCCGCCGAACTGCACGTCCAGCGTCGTGACCGCGCTCAGCGCCGTTTCGGCCGCAATGCCGTTGGCGACGTAGGCGCCGTTGCCGGCCGTGTTGCGCATGGCCAGGATCACCGAGATGTCGGCGCCCGAGCCCGCCGCCGTCAGGAAGCTCACCGTGGACGCGGTGCCGGTGGTGTCGCTCGTGATGACGAAGCGACTGAAGGCGGGGTTCCAGACGCAGGTCGCTAGGGTGTAGCCCCCGGTGCCGATCGCGCGGATGGCGGCCTGTATGACGGCCGCGACCGCGTTCAGGTTGGCCGAGAGCGAGAAGCTCATGCCGGTGATGTCGTTGGCAACGCCGTTGATGCTGACGTGGAAGCTGCCGGTCGTGATGGCGTTCCAGACGGCAATGGCCTGGTTGGCCGCCGAGACGGCCCCGCCGTAGAGCTGGCCCGAGGTCGCCGACTGGGCCCAGAAGCCGATGTTCAGGCTGGTGGGTTGGGGGAGCTGGGCGAACCACTCGGTGGCTGCGAGGTACTCGGGGGCCGTGTTGCCGAAGTCCACCCCCACCGCGGCCAGCGTGGCGTAGGTGCGCATCCGGGTCACCACGTCGATGACCGGAGCGCCGGCCGTCGCCGAGCTGCCCATGACCATGGCCGTGTTGAAGTTGGGGGTCTGGGCCCCGGTCGGTGTCAGCGTGACGCTGACCGCGACCAGCAGGGAGACGGGGAGGGCGTTGCCGATGAACGACATGGTGCTCAGGCCTCCTGTGCGGCGTGGGGTGCCTCGGCCGGCTCAATTGGCTCGACCGGCACATCGGGCACCGGCTCGGCGCGGTGGCGCTCGTGCATCTCGGCGACGGCCTTCGCGTAGGCCGCGCACGACGCCTGCACTCCGAGGGCGTGGGCGACGTTGTCCCGATTGATGCGGGCGATCGCGGCCGGACTGGCGAGCGGAGGGGCCACCGCCGTGTAGGGCGGCAGCACCGCGACGCGGGCGTGGTGCTCGGCCACCAGGGCGGCCGTCTCCGCCCTGCGGCGTGCAGACATGTCGTCATCTGTCTCGGCCATGGGGGCTCCTGTCGTCACTGGGGGTGCAGTCACTGGTGCGGATTGATGGTGCGCGGGGGCTGCCCGTCGTCGGTGTAGAGGGTCGCGCTGGCGGACAGCAGGCTCTCCACCGGATACACGCGGTCGATCTGGCGCCGCAGGGTAACGCGCAGGTCGGCCTGCATGCGCCAGCGGGTCTTGAACAGGGTCGGCTCCACGCTGATGTCGGCGTCGCTGACG